TGCTATTCAAATTCAGGTATGCCTATCAGCCATTACCATGAAGTGCTGAAGGGGAGGGGGTACGACTACGGTGAATGGTTGTATTTACCCCATGATGCTAAGGCGAAAAGCTTGCAAACGGGGCGGTCTATTGAGGAGCAGTTCAGATCGTTAGGGTGGAGGCCGAGGATTGTGCCTAGCGTCAGTCTGATGGACGGGATTCAGGCGGCACGTCTGACTTTAGCGGATTGTTGGTTCGATCCTAAGTGCAAGGAAGGAATGGAAGCGCTTACTCAGTACCAGAGGGAGTACAATCTGGATAAGAAGGTGTTTAATGACCGTCCAAAACATGATTGGACAAGCCATTTTGCGGACGGATTTAGATATATGGCTCTAGCGTGGCGTGAACAGCGTCCTGAACCTAAAACTAAGAAAGTTAAGTACTGGCAAGACCAAACTTTAAACGAATTATGGGAATCTAGCACAAGAGCGCTAAAAAAGAGAATATAAGTATTGCTTTATTAAGAAAAACGGTATAATCGTGCAAACCTTTTCAAATGAGCGGCACGATGGCAGAATCAGACGATAAAAAATCAGCACAGCCGTGGCACGATGAGCTGTCGCGCTACAAAGAAGTCTTTAAGAAGTGGACTGAGCGTGGCGAGAAGGTTGTAAAACGCTACCGTGACGAACGGAAAGACGTTGAGGCTACTGATGCACGGTTTAATATCTTTTGGTCGAACGTACAGACGTTAAAACCTGCTATTTACGCTAAACCACCGAACCCTGAAGTATCAAGACGCTTTGATGATCAAAACGACATAGCCCGTGTAGCCTCTACTATATTAGAGCGAGTCTTATCTTATGAAATTACTCAGTATCCTGATTTCCACGCTACTATTTCTAATGTGGTTGACGATCGCTTGTTACCCGGCCGTGGTGTGGCTTGGGTCAGGTATGAACCGATCATTGAGTCGGTTGAAGCTGAACCTCAGATCACTAATTATCGGGAAATAGGCGGTGAATCTCTTGGTGGAGAAGATGAATACGCAGACACTAGCGAATCGTTAGATGAGAACGCGTTAGCTGGTGAAGCACCAGAGCAGTTTGAGCGTATTACTACTGAAACTACACCTGTCGATTACGTTTACTGGCAAGATTTTGCCCATCTACCTGCAAGAACATGGGAAGAAGTCACTTGGGTAGCTAGACGCGTTTATATGTCGTTAGAAGAAGGAGAGGAGCGCTTTGGTGAAGTATTCAGCCAAGTGCCTTTGACTCATTCGCCTGATCGTCAAGATGGCGAGAAAGAAACGACTAAAGCATTAAAGAAAGCGGAAATTTGGGAAATCTGGAGTAAGTCTGAAAAATGCGTCTATTGGATAGCTGATAACTACGATATTGTCTTAGACCACCGTGACGACCCCTTAGAGCTTACTAATTTCTTCCCCTGCCCTAAACCTTACTTTGCAACAACTACGTCAGGATCGTTAGTTCCTATCGCTGATTTCTTACTATACCAAGATCAAGCGGATGAAATAGACGACCTAACCGGACGCATCAAGCATTTGACCAAAGCCATGAAGGTGATGGGTATCTATGCGGCTGACGAACCCGCTATTGAACGGTTGATGAAGGAAGGCAACGATGGCGTACTGATCCCTGTTAAGAATTGGGCGGCATTTGTTGAGAAAGGCGGGTTGCAAGGCGCTGTACAGTTTATGCCTCTGCGTGATGTAGCTGCCGCTCTGCAACAACTATATCAAGCTCGTGAGTCATGCAAACAGATTATCTATGAAACAACGGGTTTGTCTGACATCATGCGCGGAGCGTCTGTTGCCTCCGAAACCGCAACTGCACAACAAATTAAATCACAATTTGCTTCACTTAGACTAAACACCATGAAAGATGACATGAGCCGATTTGCTCGTGACATCCTAAGAATGAAGTCCGAGATTATCTGTTCTAAGTACCAAGCTGAAACTTTGGTACAAATATCAGGCATTATGTATACGCCTGACGCACAGTTTGTTCAACCAGCTATTGAAATGCTGAAGAATGAATCAATGCGTAACTTTAATATAGACATTGAAACTGACACCTTAGTTCAAATAGATCAGCAAACTGAGAAGCAAAACCGTATTGAGTTTTTAACCTCCGTCAGTGGATTCCTTGAAAAAGTATTACCGATGGGGCAACAAGCACCTGAGCTAGTACCGTTGATGGGGGAAATGCTATTGTTTGGTATTAGAGGCTTTAAAATAGGTCGTACTATCGAAGGGTCATTTGAGCAGTACTTATCTCAAGTAGCTCAAAATGAAAAAGCTAAAGCGGCTCAACCTCCGCAACCCCCTCCACCTACTCCTGAGTTGATTAGGGCGCAAGCAGAATCTCAAAATGCTCAGGCTAAGATTCAATTAGAACAACAAACTACTCAAGCTAAATTGCAGTTAGAACAAGCTAAATTGCAAACAGAACAGCAATTAGAAGCTCAAAAACTTCAATTTGAACAATGGAAAGCTCAACTTGATGCAGATACTCGCGTAATGATTGCTGAAATGAGTAGTAAAACAAGTTTGAAGCAGTCGTCAATGACTATAAACGCTGCACGGGATCAAGAAGGTATTTTAGAACTTAACGATAACGGTGACGAGCAACCAAACAGTGCTTTAGCAGGATTGATAGACGCTGTTAATCAAAACTATGCACAGATGATTCAAATGTCAACTATGCAAAATGAAGTCATGTTACAGAAACAAGCTGAAATGGTAGCTAATCTGTCGCGTCCTAAACAAATCGTTCGCGGTGCGGATGGCAAAATAATTGGAGTTCAATAATGGCTGTATCATTAAATACAACACTTCGCAATAGCCGAGCTGATGCAATCACGACTTTTGCAGGTAACGGGGCTAAGTTAAGAATTTATACTGCTGGTGCAGTTCAAATAGTTGAGTGCGTTTGTGGCACTCCATTTGCAGGTGCGGCTTCAAGCGGTGTTTTAACTTTATCAGCTATATCTCAGGGTACAGCAGGCGCTACAGGAACTGCGACTAACGCAAGCATTTATAAAGCTGATGGAACTACATTAATAGCTAGCGGTTTAACCGTAGGCACAACTGCATCAAATGTTAATCTTTCAAGTACTTTAATAACGACAGGTGACAATGTCGCTATATCTTCAGCTACGATCACTGAAGGCAACGCTTAGAAATGGCTTTATGGGATTCTGGAATATGGGATTCCTCTAAATGGTCTACGATAGAAACAACCGTAGCCATACCGCTTGACGGGGTTACAGTTGCTTCAACAGGTAAAGTTGTACATGTAGCTACCGCAGCAATAACGCTTGATGATATAACTATTGCATCAAGTGGCGTAATAACCCGCCATGCAACAATAGAAATAACTCTTGAGGATATAAATGTAGCTGTAGCTGGGCAAAATGTACACGCAGGGCCATTAAGTTTAATATTAGATGATGTCACTTATTCATCATCCGGACAAATTGTACATAATGCGTCACTAGCTATCGCTCTTGATGATATAAGTGTTCAAATGTTAGGCTCAGTTGTCCATGAAGGAAACTTTAGTTTAACATTAGAAGATATAGCTGTTTATTTTCAGACGTTTGTACCTCAGCACCGAGGGGGAACAGGCAAGAAAAAATCTAAAGTTTATAAAGATTTACGTCAAGAAGTTGAAGATGATATAGCTAATGCTATAGCTAAAGTTACAGGTGAAGATATACCTCCTGAGCTTGAAGAAATTAGTTTAGAAGCTGAAATTAAAGTTGCTGAAGAAGCTAATATAGCTAGGCTTCAAGAAAGGGTTATGCAAGCGCAAGCAATGGCGCTTCAAGCTGAAATAGACCGTTTAATTCAAGACGAATTAGACGATGAAGAATCATTAATGTTACTTTTATAGGCAAATCAAATGGCAGGATCAGCACTAATAACAGGCGCTTCTAATGGAGCAGCTCAACAATCAGCGGGTAATGACGGGTCAATATTATGCGTTAGCCATAACAGTCCTAAGCCTACTTTTAGGTACACGGCTGTCGATATAACCCCTGTAGCTACTGCAACTGATGTTTTAGTGTTGAAAGGTTCAGCTACTAAAGTAATCCGTGTAACTAGGGCTGCTATATTAGGGTCGGCTACTGCTGCAAGTATTTACGATCTATACCTTACTAAACGAACTACTGCAAATACTGGCGGTACTTCAACTGCACCTGCGCCATCGAAATCTGATTCATTAGATGCAGATGCTACAGCTACTTTAGCACTTTACACGGCTAATCCTTCAGCTTTAGGTACAGGTAAAATTTTAGAAGCGAATAAAGTTTATTTACCTAATAATGCGACTCCAGCAGGTGCGGGAACAGAAAGACAATTTATGTTTGGCAACCGTAATGATAAAGCTCCAGTATTACGTGGAGTAGCTGAATCTATAGCATTTAACTTTGCAGGTGCAGCTGTGCCTACTGGCGCATCATTATATATGGTTATTGAATGGACGGAGGATGATCTTTAATGCCTTTGTACGAAGTCAAATGTAGAACCTGCGGAGAACATCAAGATATATTCCGCAAGTTGGCTGATTGGGATAAGCTACCTGAATGTTGTGGTGAGATCACTATTCGGGTACTTTCTGCACCAGCCGTATTTGAGGACATAAAACCCTACAAGTCTATGGTGACAGGGGAAATGATTTCTAGCAGAAGCCATCATCGCAAGCATTTGATAACTCATAATGTGCGTGAAGTGGGTAATGATAGTACAGAACAAAAAGTAGACCATTTTGCGGAAAAACGTAAAAAAGACTCTTTGCGTAGAGAGATAGCCGAAAAATTTAACTAAGGACTAAAAAATGAGTGAAGATACAATGCTTGACGACTCAAGCGAAGTAGTAGAAGAAGTAGCTGAGTCAAGTGAACCTGAAACAACCCATGAGATTATTGAAAAGGAATTTGATAAGCTAGATGAACCTAAAGAAGCGCCTGAAGAAGTAAAAGCTGTATCTCCAGAACGCTCTCCGTGGAAATCTTGGAAAGCTGATGCAGCAAAGGTGATGGAAAAGTTGCCTGAAGAAGCACAGAAGTATATAATCGAACGGCAAGATCAATTTCATAAAGGAATTGAACAATACAAGGAAGCGGCTAACTATGCTAAAACCATAGATAGAGCCATTTCACCGTATAAAGATTACATGAGTAATTTAGGCGTAACGCCAGATGTAGCGTTCACTAACTTACTTAAAACCGAACATACGCTTAGAATGGGGTCATACCAAGAAAAAGCGGAAATGCTACAAAAGTTAGCACACGATTATCAGATCGACATGAACTCACTAGCCGGTGTGCCATACGATCCGAATATGCACAATTTAAAAGCGCAGTTGGAATATACTCAAAGCCAGTTGCAAGCCTCTCAA